GCTTCGAAAATCGAGTAGTTTGTCGAACGAAGGAGTGAATCGATGCGTATTTCGATTCCCGAGCCGTGGCGATCGATTCTCGTTGCGGTCTTGACTGCGCTACTTACGGTTATCGGCGGTGGCACCGCGGTCCACTTCGGTTGCGTGCGCGTACCGCCGCAAGACGAGAGGCGCGATGACAAAGAGAAGTCACCGCGGCCGGAGGACGATAAGCCGACAGCGAATCCGTGCGATGCGGTCGCGAAAATAATAATGACGGGCGGTTACTGCAGTGCGACGATCGTAGGTCCGAAGCGCGACGATGGCCGATGGTATCTCGTCAGTGCCGCACACTGCCATCGCCGCGTCGGCGAGGAAGTCACTGTCGTTCTTCGCAACGGCGTTTCGTTCGGAGCTCGCGTGATCGCGATCAATCGCAAGTCCGATTGTTCGATCTTACTGACGGACGAGCGTCACGATCGACTCCCGTGGCTGCGCGTTGCGGAGTCGTACGGAGTCGGCGATAAGGTCTTTCACTGCGGCTACGGCGTTCATATTCCGGGCAATCGCGAGGACGGTTACGTGGTCGCGAAAGAGAACGCCGATCTTCAGGTTCGTTATCGCTTATCGGTTTCGCAGGGCGATAGCGGCGGTGGGATTATCGCGACATCGACTGGCGAACTACTGTCGCCGGTCTGCTGCACGACTCGGCTAAACGGTGTCGGCGACGTGTGGGGCGCGTCACCGCGTGTGATCCGTTCGATGCTGACGCATCCGGCGCACTACTCGGACGATCTGAAGCCGATTGCGATGCCGGTGCGCGACTTAGGAGAGACTAAGAGCGATGGTGGCTAGGACGATCGAAGAGTACGCGCATGTGGTCGCCGACGAAGCTTTGCGTCGGCGACGTGTCATTTTGCGCGCTCGTGAGATCGGACCGCTACCTGAGGTTGCACATCCACGTCGGCGTGCGCGAGCGAGTCGATCGATTCTCGAGTGGTGTCGCACGTATCTACCGTCGGTCTTTTCTCTGCCGTTTTCGGACGCGCATCGATCGATCGCTCGGAAGTTCGAAGAGGTCGTTCTTCGTGGCGGTTGCTTCGCGTACGCGATGCCACGCGGAAGCGGCAAGACTTCGCTTTCGCTCGCGACCGCGTTGTGGGCGGTGCTGCATGGCCACGCGAAGTACGTGCTCGTAGTGACAGCAAACGGTCAGCGTGCGCGACAGACGATTCAGAATCTTATTCTTTGGCTCACGACGGCGCGCGAACTTATCGAGGATTATCCCGAGGCGTGTTATCCGATACTGCGTGCTGACGGCAGTTTGCAGCGCATGCGGTTTCAGCTTTTTGACGGTAAGCCGACGCATCTTCGACTTACGTTCGATCGGATCGTACTCGCGTCGATCGACGGTTCGAAGTGCTCGGGTGCGCTCATTCAGTCGGTACCTCTGCGTGGCGGTTCGCTGCGCGGTTTGCAACACGCGTTGCCCGACGGCCGACTCGTGCGACCGCAGCTCATTCTTATCGACGATCCGCAAACACGCGACAGTGCGATGTCGCCACGGCAGTGCGAGTATCGACGTGCGCTTATTCAGTCCGACATTCTCGGTACGATGGCGCACGATCACAAAGCTGCGGTGCTTTGCACGTGCACGGTTATTCGCCGCGGCGACCTTAGCGACCAGCTGCTGTCGTTGCCTGAGTGGAGTGGCGAGCGGATCGGTCTACTTCGTTCGATGCCGACCGATATGGCGGCGTGGTCGGAGTACGAACGCGTGTATCGCGAAGCGATCCGCGTGCGCGACTACCAGCGCATCAACGACTACTACCTCGCGCATCGTTCGCAGCTCGATGCTGGCGCGGTGCCGTTCTGGGAAGCGTGTTACGATCCGCGCATCGAGGTCTCCGCAGTACAGCATGCGATGCATCTTTACTTCCAGGATCGTAACGCGTTCTACTCGGAGTACCAGAACGAACCTGCGGCGAACGTCGTTGCGGACGATTCGATCGCGATTGCGCCGGAATCGGTTGCGTCTGCGTTCGGCGATTTCTCGATTGCGCTGTCGGAGCGAGTCGGGATTTACGTCGACGTGCAGGAACGGATTCTCTACTACGCGGTCGTTGCGCGCGAGAACGATCGCGTGCGTGTAGCGTTTTCGACGTGGCCGGAGCAGCATGCGAATTACTACTCGGCAACGCGCCCGGCGCTGTCGCTCGAAGGCTTTTATCGCATCGCGGCGCCGCAGTCGATCGAGCGAGGTTTGCACGACTTACTCGCGCAGCTTCGCGCTCGCTATCCGAATAGCTTCGTACTCGTAGACGCCGGCTATCGCAGTGATATCGTATCGTCGGTGGCCGCGGTACATGATCGCGTCTATCCGGCTTACGGTCGTTACGTCGGTGCGCGGTCGAAGTCGTCGGTCGTTGAACTCACGAAGCCGGGCGACGTAACGGGTAGCGCGTGGCGCATGACGCGCGATCCGGACCGCGCCACGACGAGTGTGCTGATCGACACGAACCGTGCGAAGACGAGCGTCGCGAATCTCTTCGCATCGTCTTCGGTTGAGATTGCGCGTACAGTCGATGCACCGGTCGTGATCGAGCATCTTACGTCGGAGACCGGCGTGGCCACGCAGTCGATCTGGCGGCAGTGCGTGGAGTGGTCGCTGCTACCTGCGCGCGAGAACCACTACTTCGACTGCCTCGTGGGCGCGCTCGTTGCGCGAGAGATTTTCGACTCGCTCGAGTTGAGTTCGTCTTCGACTTCGGATTCGAGCTCGAACTGGCTTCTCGAAGGTTTACTGCGCTATCGTGCGAGGGCGATGTCATGATCGACGAGACGCAGCGGCAGCAGATCATCGAGTCGTTAGTCGAGCAAGCGCGGCAGCCGAAGACAGTGACTGTCGATGGCATGACAGTTCAGTATCGCGACGTGAGCGAGCTACTCGAGTTCATGCGCGAAGTATCGGAGCCGAAAGCGGTAGTCGTGAAGATGAACGCGCCGGGAGCGTTAGGATGATCGGGTGGTTGCGTCGAGTCTTTCGATCGGATGGCAACGCGTCGTCAGCGCGAGCGGACGTTTCGTTTCGCGCGCGTTACGATGCCGCGGCAACGACTCCGGATAATGCGCAGCACTGGTCGCAAGCGGATTCGCTATCGCCTTCGGCTGCGCTAACGCCGAGTGTGCGACGCACACTACGAAACCGTGCGCGCTACGAGGTCGCGAACAACAGCTACGCAAACGGCATCGTCTCGACGATCGCGAACTATACGGTCGGCACCGGGCCGGTTCTTCAGGTTCGTACTGCGAACGAAGAGTTGAATCTTCGTTTTGAGCGCGCGTGGTCTGAGTGGTGCGCTGCGGTCGATTTACCCGAGATTCTGCGGACGATGCGTCGCTGCGTTGTCGTCGATGGCGAGGCCTTCGCGATCCTCTGCGACTATCCGCGGCAGCGAACGAAAGTCAAGCTCGCAGTTCGACTCGTTGAACCGGAGCAAATTAGCGAGGGCCCGATCTCTGCGCTCATGCAGCCGGTTGAGGGCATCGTCTTCGATGACTATGGGATGCCAGCGGCGTACCACGTTTTGCGGCGACATCCCGGTGACATCGCGGTCGCAGACATCGACTACTCGTACGAGACGATACCGGCGGACTCGGTTATTCACTACTTCCATCGCGAACGACCAGGGCAGTGGCGTGGTACCCCCGAGATTACACCGGCGCTGCCACTGTTCTCGATCTTGCGTCGATTCACGCTCGCAACTGCAGCTGCAGCAGAAACTGCAGCCAATCTCGCAGCTGTTTTGCAGACCGACTCAGCCGCGTACATTCCGCGCGATGCGGAACGATTCGCGCGCGAACTCGTCTGGCAATTCGTCGATCTTCGACCGCGAAGTGCTACCGTGTTGCCACCTGGGTGGCGTCTGTCGCAGATGACGGCGCAACATCCGACGACGACCTACGGCGATTTCGTGTACCACCTCATGAGCGAAATCGCGCGCTGCCTCAACGTTCCCGTCGTAGTTGCGCTGAACGACTCTTCGCGTGCGAACTTTTCGAGTGGTCGCCTCGATCTTCGCAACTGGTATCGCGCACTCGAAGTCGAGCGTGCGAGGATCGAAGCGATCGTGCTTGAGCCGCTGCTACGAGCGTTCTATCGCGAGTGGCGCATTGCTGACAGCGAGGCGTCAGCGTCAGTCGGCTTGGGTCGCGACGTGCCGGATCACGAGTGGTACTGGCCTGCGCTCGAGGGTGTCGATCCGGAGAAAGAAGCGAAAGCGCAACGCTTGCGTCTTAAGAGCGGCCTTACGACGTTCGCATACGAGTATGCGAAGCAGGGTCGCGATTGGATGACCGAGCTTCGTCAGCGAGCGAAAGAGTATGCGCTCGCGAGCGAACTCGGTCTCGATTTCCTTTTCGAGAAAGGAGGTAATAGCGATGCCGAAGACGACGAAAAAGTTTCTTCGGATTCGAGCGAAGGCGAGGATTCGCGCACAGGGTCCTGAAGACGAGCTCGAAGACGAAGAAGACGAAAACGAAAACGAAGTCGTTGCGCAAGACGAAGAGTCGCAGCCGGCGACCGAAGAAACGCAGCCAGCGACTGACGATGCCGCGTCAGAGCTGAAGAAAATCCAGATCGTCGCGTACACCGGTGGTACGATGACCGTCGAAGGTTGGCCGTTGCCGGTCGTGGTCGATCTTAGTGGTCTCGAGATTCCGACGAGTTCGTTACCAATCCGCTACGCGCACGACGAGTATGCTGGTATCGGGCACACGACGAGTATTGCAATCGAAGGTAACGAGATCGTCGCGGACGCTGTGGTCTCGCGTGATACCGAGTACTCGCGCGACTTTCTCTCGTCGATCGAGAACGGTTTTCCGTGGAAAGCGTCGATCGGCCTCGAGGTCGTCGAGTATCGCGAGATTCCTGACGGCGCGGAAGTCGAAGTGAACGGCCGTTCGTTTACGGGCCCGCTCTACGTAGTCGATCTTGCCGTACTGCGCGAGATTTCGATTGTTGACGTGCCGGCCGACATCGGCACGTCAGTCGTGGCCGCGAAAGCCGCTCGGAGGGTTGAAATCGTGAAGCGAATCCTCGGTAAATATCCGCATCTCGCGGAGCGTGCGATTCAAGAAAACTGGTCCACGAAGAAGTGCCAGCTCGCTGCGATTCGCGCGAGTCGACCGAGCAGTCGAGTTGTGCATGCATTCGATGCCGGCATGGACACAACTGAGGTCCTTACTGCCGCGGTCATGCTCCGAGCCGGCGGTTCGATCGCGAAGAGCGTCGAGAAGAAATTCGCGCCGCGGATCGTCGATGCCGCGTCGAAGTATCGCAATCTCGGTTTGCTGCAACTGGCGCGCGAGTGCCTACGAATGGAGGGCCATCGCGTCGATCCGTATTCTTCGCCGGTCGACGTGATCCGCGCCGCGTTCAGCGTGCGATCGTTTCCGAATCTCTTGCGCGAGTCGGCGTATCGAATCCTCGTTTCGACTTACGAGACGATGCCACCGACGTGCCTGCGGATCGCGCGCATCGTAGAGACCGTGAATTTCATGCCGCACACGCTCGCACGGTTGAACGCGTTCGCGCAGTTCGAGCCGGTGCCACCGAGTGGCGCGATCGCGCAGGAGCGCATCGGTGACAACGGTTGGCAAGTGAAAGTCGATACATATGGACGTCTGTTCACGATTACGCATCAAGACGTTATCAACGACGATCTCGGTGCATTCCTCGCGATTCCGCAGGAAGCTGCGCGAGGCGCGATCATCGCGCTCGAGAATCTTTTCTGGAGCACAGTCGTAGCGAACCCGGGCAACTTTTTCGGTACCGCGAACGCGAACGTCGTGACGGGTGCACCGCTTACGATCCCGAATCTCGATCGCGCCGTCGAAAGGATGCTGGCGCAAAGAGATCAGTTTGGCCAACCGGTCTTCGTGAAGCCGAGTTTCCTAGTCGTCCCCGTGGGCCTAAAAGCGACCGCTGAAAATCTCTTCACCGGCGTGCGTGTCGTGATCGCGGGTGGCAACAACGAGCGCACGTTACCGGAAACGAACGCCTACGCCGGTCAATTTGAGCCGGTCGTTACGCAGTATCTGCCTACGAACGGTGCGAGCTCGACGTGGTATCTCGTAGCCGATCCGGCAACTACACCAGCGTTCGCGGTCGCGTTCCTGCGTGGCCAGGAGACGCCGATTATCGAGGAAGTGCAACCGATTCCGCAATTCCTCGGTTACTCGGTACGAGCTTATTGGCACTTCGGTGTTGCGCTACTCGATCACCGAGCCGCAGTGCGTGCGACAGCGTAATGACAGCGAGAGGCGATGAACGCGATACTCGATGACTTCTTCAAGACACTACTTCGCAGTCGCGGCGTTCGGCTTCGGTTGCCGAACGGTTTCGAGATCGACGCCGTAGTCGCACGTCGCGATTCGCAGTCAGTGTCGCTCGGTGGTCAAGTCGCAGCCGACACAACGACGCAGTGTTTCGTTGTGCGAGCAAGTGACTTACCACCAGGATATTGGCCGCGCGTCGCAGACGAGATCGTCAACGTCGCGACATCGCAGCGGTATATCGTTGTGCGCGCTACCGGTGGCGCGCACGCAACGACCTCGAGTGATCCCTATGGTTTTCTCGTTCGTGTATGGACGAGACTCGCATCCTAAGGAGGTAAACGATGCTCGTCGTAGTCAAGCATCACGATTTAGTAATTCCGATCACGTTCGGTTCGGATCAACCTGCAGGTGCGCTTGTTTTCTTCGGTGATCTTCCGACCGTTACGCTCGAGCCGGTTAGAAGCGGTACTAGAGCCGCAGCGGCTGTGGGCGCCGTGATCGAAGGCCCGCGAGAAACTGGCGCACCCTGGCTCCCTGGTACCGTCGTTTATTGGGATAATTCAAACTTTCGGTTCACGACGACAGCGACCGGCAATAAGCGTGTCGGCGTAGTAGTCGGTGATACCATTCCCTCGTCAGCGACTCGCGCACTCGTGTTGATGGATCGATGATTGCGAACTTACTAGATGCCGTTGTCGATGCGCTCAACGGACCGCCGCCGGCGACCTCGGTTGCGGCAACGAAAACGTGGGCACACTACTGGGTTCTCGCACGCGAGACGCCCGACGTGTGCGTCGTTACGTTCGTTCGTTCCGAGCGTGAGCGAATTTCGCGATCGCGATTTCGATTCCTTCTCGACGTAGAGATTGTTCGCGCTCGGCCTTACGTGGACGCGTCGTCAATCGAGACCGTCGTGAACGACGCACACTCGATCGCATCGCGCATCACGAGTCAGGAGGTACTCGAACGAGGTGGTATCGCGTATGCGTTCGAGTCGATCTCGTTTTCCGATCCACTTTACGAGATCGAGGAAGTATTCGACGAGAGTTCGTTCGTGCGCGCGAGTGTGACTGCGCGCTACATTGTGCTGGAGCCGTTGTGATGGCGTCGGAGTCGATCGTAAAAGTGAAGCAGCTTTTTCTCGACCGGTCGGCGGTCGTGCGTTACTTCGACCGCAAGACGCTGCGCGTCTTCAAGCGGTTCGGTGCGTTCGTGCGACTAGTCGCGCAGCGAAGTATGCGTCGACGTAAGACGGCGTCGCCACCGGGCCAACCGCCGTCGGTGCACAAAGGTCAGTTGCGAAAGTTTATCTTCTTCTCGCTCGATGAGCGAAAGAAGAGCGTTGTCATCGGGCCGACACTACTACGTTCTGACTCGCCGGTGCCAGCGCTTCACGAACACAGTGGCGTACGTCGATACGGCGCACGTGTCGCGAAGTATCCGAAGCGCGAGTACATGAAGCCCGCGTTTCGCGAAGGTTTGAAGAAACTGGCGCAGTTCTTTAAGGAGGCAAACGCATGAGTCGAACACGACTAGGGCACCTCGCGAAGCTCTACGTCGATAGCGCGAATAACTGGACTACGCCGACGTGGGTCGAGGTGCCGAACGTCAACAACCTGACACTAAACCTCTCGCACGCGACCGCGGATGTGACGACGCGTGCGCATGCCGGTTGGCGCACGCAAGTCGCGACGCTGAAGGAAGCGACGATCGAGTTCGATATGCTCGATGTCGCGGGCGACCCGAGCGTCGCGCAGATTCGTCAGGCGTTTTTCGTTCGCGGTCAGTTGCACGTTCTTTGCTTGAACGGTCCGCGTACTGAGGTCGGTTCGTGGGGCTTGAAGACGTTAGTCGAAGTCACGCGATTCAACCGCGCTGAGCAGATGGGTCAGGCCATCGTAATCTCGGTTACGTTCGTGGTATCGCCGTTACTCGATGGCACCGTTTATCGCTATCCCGAGTACTTCGAGGTAACGCCCTGATCGTGTGAGGGTCGGTAGTTATGCGACATCGATTTACAGACGAGCATGGCCGCGAGTACGAAGTTGCGCGGATCAGCTTCGCGCGGTACCACGATCTTCGCGATCACGGATTCGACCTTGCGAAGTGGGCTTCGGAGGCGCTGGCGCGCGTAGTGCGACCAGACACTACGACCGACAACGCGTTGTCGCAGCGATTCGACTACGAGGAGTTTGTGCGCATACTCGCCGACGGCGCCGTGTTCCGCGATCGCAAGACGGCAGAAGCGTTGTTGACAGTCTTGTGTCGCGAATCGCTTGCACGGCACGGTGTGACCGCGAATGACGTTTTCGAGTCGCTCTACGGTCGATCGATCTGGGAAGCCGAAATCGCGTTCATATCGAGGATCCTCGATTTTTTCGAGGGCCATCCGATCATGCGCGAAATTCTCGGCGCCGCGTTGAAACTACTGCTGTCGAAAGTCGAGCAAGCGAGTGTGCCGACATCGAGTCCTACGTCTGGCACTTCGCCGGTTACCTCGGCGTAGCGCCGTGGGACTTTACACTCGGCGAATTGCGCGCGATGTACGAAAGTAAGCTATTTCACGATCACTGCCACTACGGTATCATCGCAGCAGCAATCGCGAACGCGTTTCGCGGTAGCGAGTCGCCGACGATTCGAGTCGAAGATATTTTCCCGGATGTAGTCGAGTATCTCGAACGATTCGGTGTTCGCGGTGACAGCGAGTTGCCGTTACTAACGAAGGACGATCTAAAGTCGTGGCTAGCGCAGCAGAAATCCGAGCGGGTCGTGCAAGCGTCGAGCTGACACTGACGGATCGATTGACTGCGGACCTCAACGCGGTTTCGCGTAAGCTCGCAACGTGGGGCGTTGCGTTGCAAGGTATCGGCGCGTCGATACTCGCAGCGTTTCGACCGGCGCTATCGGTCTTTCAAGAGCAGGAAGCGATAAGCGGTTGGGCGCTGCGACTGCGTACGTCGGTCGAGCAGTTCTCGAAGCTCACGTCGCTCTTTCGCGTTTGGAACGTGAGCGTCGATGAACTCGGCGCATCGCTCGAGAGCATGACCGCGAAGCTCGATGCGAAGGCGGTAGCCGAGTTCGGAGACGTGTTGCAAAATCTCGGTGTTATCTCGTTCGCACATCTACCGCTCCAGCAGCGACTCGAAATTGTACTCGAGGCGTTGCAGCGCATTTCCGACGAAACGCAGCGTGCGCGCATCGCGGTCGAGCTCTTCGGCGATAAAGTCGGCATGTCGCTTGTTTCGATGGGGATGCTTTCGGACAACGCGAAGGAGCGACTTGCGAATCTGACTGCGACTACGAGCGAACGAGTGCAACACGCCGCGCAGGTCATGCAATCGTGGCGCGAGATTACGGCTTCGATTTCTGCGGTCTGGTACGAGGTCGCTGCTGCGATTGCGCCGGTGCTCGAGTCGATCGCGGCGTGGCTGAAGAATGCGACTGCGAATCTCGTTG